CAAAAGCGGACTTATATTGATAGTCAGCAAGTGTAACTACAACTTGTGGTATGCTTGTGGGTTTTGCATATTGACTAACTGTATCGTATATCTTACGAAACATAGGTGCAACGTCACCATCAATGTTTTGTCCAACCCATTTACGTATAGCAGTAAATTCTTTATCTTTTAATAATTGCATCAACTGATTAATATTAGTTTCTGATAGATTAGATAATATACCACTATCGATATGTCCAGTCACAGAATATCTTTGAAGTTCATTTATGATTCTTCGATTATCTGGAAAATGTTTCGTGATAACTTCAGCTACAACTTTTTCTTCGAAAGATATATTTTCAGATTGTAATATACCTTTTACTTTTGAGAAAAATTCACCAGCTAATTTAGGCTTATCAGCATTAGACATTTTAAATTCTATAACAGAACATCTACTATGAAGTGGTTGTATAATCTTATTGACAAAGTTACAAGTCATTATAAAGCCACAATTCTTACTGTACTCTTCCATAAAGTTTCTGAGAGCAGGTTGTACTGTCTCTGCATTACAATAATCGGCTTCATCTAAAATTACATACTTACGCCCACCTGCTAAAGATACAGATGATGCAAAGTTTTTAATTTTAGTCCTGAGTGTATCAATTAATCTACCCTCATCAGAACCATTGATAACAATATAATCTGCACCCAACTCTTCTAACATTGCTCTAGCTACAGTAGTTTTACCTACACCTTGAGTACCAGTTAGAAGAAGATTGGGAACATTTTCTTTATCTACAAAAGTCTGAAATAGAGTCTTCAACTCAGGAATTAATATAGTATCTTTTATTGTTTGAGGGCGATACTTTTCTACCCATAAAAAATCATCTCGCATATAACACCATAATATAAAGTTTCAATATTAAGAAAATGTAGAGTTAGTCTCCGTTGCTATCCAATATTGAAGATTTTTTGCAGTTGATTTGAAGTGTGAAATACCAGCTTTTGATATCGATACATCATAATCACTTGCACCAAGTTTTTGAAGATTTTCAGTTTTGAAAACCATCTGATAATTGTTATTGCTAGAACCAAGGCTAATGCTATGTTCATTAGACGTTGGGTTTTTAGTATCAGTTGCTACTAAAGAAAGAGTACCATCAGCACCTCTAAATACAATTTCAGGAAGTCCTAGTTGATTAGCCGCTGAGATTATTTGTTTCATATCATCAGCAGTAACTTTAGTATTAACATCAGCATTATCTAACTCTAGATTTTTATCAGGAGCAGAAGTTACCATAGACGGATCAGTATAAGTATATCTTGACTTATTATTGCCCTCTGACAATGTTACTTCTTTTTCACCAAAGTTAAAGTCTGGTTTATCGTAAAGACTAGCTAGTCCTAAGAATTGATTCAATTCATAGATAGCAAAGCTTACAGGAAGAGTTTCACCTATTGTGGCTTCAGCCAATATATTTTTCTGCTCTGATACTGTTCGAATAGTATTTCCAGCTTTAAACGATAAAGATGGATTTATACCCGAAAAGTTTTTCAGAACGTCCATGGTATCATCACTTATTTGCATCATCAATTTCTCCATTTTCATTTTGCATTTGATTTATATGTAAAGCCATTATAGCATAATGGGCCACTTTTAGCAAGTCAGAACGATTATATCCGCCCTTCTTACCATATCGTTGAGCATATTTTATTATGTTACCCAACATAAATCCCTCACCGTGTCCACAATCAATTATGAACTCCGTAGATTGGAATTGGTTTGTAGAATAATGTCCTTTATATGTTGCAGAAATATAATCATACAACTCTTTAAGGATTTTATCCTCACTAAATTTAAAACTTACTTTTTCACTCATTCTAGATTTCCTAAATTCAATTGTACACCTTTCTTAGGCTTACTTTTCATTTTTTCTAACTCTTTTGGATCAGCAGTTGCAGAGGCACCCAATTGTGCGATATCTATTAAACTACCACCAAAAACATACGAACCAGTATGAGATAGCCGCATCCATGGACAATACCAAGTATCAACACCAGCTTTGGCCATCCATTGACAAAACATATAATCTTCTGATAGATATCGTTTTGAATCTGGACATATTAGAGATTGGAAATACATACCAATATCTCGGCTACCATCAAAGTTTTTGGTTCTAACGTGATCGGGATAGTATCTAAAATCTGGATAAGCTTTATCAAATTTTTCAAAAGCACTTCTACTTATCATCATAAACCCAGTCCCACCTTCTAACACTTTAACTGGCTCGTCTAGACGAATTTCAGTATGTCCTTCTGCTGGATTAAATACATAATCTCCGACATAATTTTCTAACTCTTGAGGATTTTGATCAGCAAATCCCTTATCGACAGCCTGTTTAATTTTTTCCCAAGCTATCGTTTTCTTTGGATATGGACCACATACAATCTCTTTATCACCATCACATAATATAGCTAGTGATAGTACATCATTAGGATCAAATCCAATATCTGAGTCAATGAACATCATATGAGTATATCCACTTCGTAAAAATTCATCAACACAATAATTTCTTGCTCTAGTTATTAGAGACTCATTAAACAAATAGAACATCTTAATATCCATATTATAAGCTTGTCCTATCTTAGCTAAGTCACAACTAGATTTCGTATACATACCGTGGCATTGTCCACCATACATTGGGGTAGCTACAAAGATTTTTCTTTTACGTAAATCTTCTAACTCAACTGATATTTCCAAAATCAAACTCCTTGTTCATTATTAAAAACCATTATATACCAAAAAGCCCATCTATGTCAAGACAGGCTTTTCATTTTTTTATTTATATTGATTAGTAAGGTATCTCTTCACCATCAACGTCAGTGGAAACTTCACTATCAATTTTAGTGTATAAATCTTTGAAAGACAATTTAGTATCTTCATCAAATCTATTTATACACATATCAATGGCTGTCATTTTGTCATTGAAAATTGAGAAAGCTTTCGCTATGTGAACTAGCCTTCTGGTTGAAATAATTTCATCAACACCACCATCATAGAAAGTTTTTCTAATAATGTCGGCCCAATCGACAAGTTTATTTGAAAATTCAACATCTTTTATTTTCAAATCATCAAATACTTTACCAAGTATTTTCTTTTCAATTGAAACTGAAGGGTATTCTTGCTCAACAGTAATTGGGAACCTCTCAAGAAAGGCTTCATTCATTACGTTGGTACCGATAAATCTACCATCATCAGAGCCTTTACCTTTAGTATTAGCAGTGGCAACAATAGTAAAACCAGCTTTTGGTTTAATGAACTCACCTGTTTTCTTGATGAAGTAACCTTTGCCCTCAAGAATAGATTGAAGACACATAACTTTGGCTGGGTTAGCCAAGTCAAGTTCATCAAGCAGGGCAACTGCACCCTTTTCCATCGCATTGATGATAGGGCCTTTGAAGAACTTTGTATCGCCCTCAATAAGTCTGAAACCACCGATTAAATCATCTTCATCAGTTTCAACAGTAAAGTTGATTCTGATAACTTCTCGCTTGGCTTGGGCACAAGCTTGTTCGATACCGAATGTTTTACCATTACCAGACAAACCAGTCACATAAATTGGATAAAACATTTTAGAGGCAACAATCTTTTTAATAGATTGAAAGTTACCAAATGGAACGAAAAGAGGATCAATCGCAGGGATTAGATTCTCAGTAAAACCGTTGTGATCAACAGTTAAACTAGCTTTAGGGGCTGGTATATAAGCCGCTTCAGCTTGATTGGGAACCTCCCCAATAACTTCGGCTTTAACAGCCGTTGTAGCAGTTTCTTGTTCACCTACTGGTAGCTGATACAAGCCTCTGCCGACACGGTACTTCCAAGCACCGTTATCGTCTTTAGTATAGATTAAAAAGTTCGGCTTGGGAAACCCCATAGCTTGAATTTCTTTAATCTGTGCGGCAGTAATTGTGTTGGTACCGAATTTTTCAATTGCAGTATCGACAAATTTCTGTTGCTTTTCATTTAAAATCATATTTTCACTCTCTCTAATTATTAAAACGAATCACTTACACTATTATAATAGCAGGTTCTCTGGAAAAGTCAACCCCTCTAACCATATTTTATGCCACCAAATCAATAAATTTTGAAAGCATTAATCGGCTAGACTTTTTACCTTTGTTAGCTTTTCTAAAGGCTTGTCTTATTTGAGCCGTAGTAGCAGTATCAGAAACCTCTATTGAACCATTTGAAGTTTGTAAATCAGTACCGAGTACTGCAAACTGGGTAGTGTAACCAGTATCTGCTCTGTCGGATAGAATTGTGAATTTTTCTTTTTTCATTTCTGTCCAAGCTGATTCTTTCATATTGTATTTCATATCTCTAGGCATTTCACTCATAGCTGAAGGCTTTCTATTTGGAAGAATATGAAACCCTATCACATTAGTTTTGGTAAAATCTGCTAGTGACTTCAAAAGGGTTCTAGTCACTATATCACCACTGTAGTATTCATTATAATTTAATCTATACTGTTTTTTGGTGATTGGATTGACAAAACAATGTCTGCTTTTTCTATCATACCCATATCTTTGTTCAACATAAGATTTACCCAATCTAGCATCACCTTCGAAATGGGACCAGTAATAAAGTGGGTGACTACCACCATCAGTTAAGAATACTGTATTGACAACATCTAATCTATTTGTTTTTTGAAACAATGTCACCAAAGTATGGGCTGAAACAATCGCATCATTCAATGGAGTACCTGACAACCAATATCTTCTCTGAACATAATAATGGCCATATTTACTATTTTGTCTATATCTGTTTTCCCAATATTTACCAATCGCTAGAACAGTAGCCGCGGCTTTTTGAAATTCGGTTCTAGACATTTTGTTATTGAAAAATTCTAATAGATGAAAATTACTAGAAAAGGCAGTTTCATTTTTTCTATGCATCTCACTAGATTGGTTCTCATTAGCTTTTTCTAAATTCTGAGAAAACCACCCATCATTATTATCTGAGAAAGCATATACTTGAAAAGGTATCTGAACTTGTCGGCAAAAGCTAACTAAGTTTAATAACTGATCTACAGTATTTGCTAACTGACTAGCCATTGAACCACTCCAGTCTATAAACATTATTAAACCGTGGTTCTTACCATCAGGAACGATTGTCATTTTCTTGAAGATATCATCAGAAAATTTATAGTTGTTCATTTTCAAAGTATCGATAACCCCAGTTTTAGAAACTGTCGCCCTCTTATATTCGGCAGCCTTTTTCTTCATTTCAAATTCTTTAACAAGATAGTTAATAGTCTTTTTATTATTAACTTGAAATTCTTTGTACATTTTCATGCCAGCATTAATCATATCGGCATTTTCAGAAACATCTTTAAGAATATCTTTATAACTTTTAATTCTTTCGGTTATCTCTTTTTCTTTAAGATTAAGTTTGAAATTTTTAATATCAATACTACCTTTAGTATTAGAACTATATTCAGTTTTAATATTTTCTTCTAAAGCCCTATCAGTTTCAGAAATAGGTAAATCAGGATCAAGAAGATCGTTTTCACCACCTTCTTTACCAATCACACTTTCTGTATTTGAAGAGGTTATATCATCATCAGAATTTTCAGAACCAGAGTTATTTAAACTAGAACTATCAGCATCACCACTGTCGCCATCATCGCCGCCATCATCTGACTCGCTATCATCATCAGAGTCTTCAGAACTAGACGAATCTCCATCTTCATCAGTTTCATCATCACCCCAACCATCATCAGAAAGGTTTTGCTGATAGTCTTCAAAATCATCATCACCATCTTCATCATCAAATTCAAAATCGCCATCTTCTACCTCATCTTCTTCTTTTTGCATCATCATCATTTGATCTGCCATAGCCTCAGCTTGGGCTTTTTCTTCTTGATGTTCTGCTTTTGCTAATTCAAATAATTCATGAGCAACTTTAATTGCATCATCAAAAGTTTCTAGGGAAGCCATTTTGTCAACCCAAACTTTTTCATCTTTTTCTATTTTAACACCAACTGTTTGCCCACACTTGAACAAAACATTTAATCTATCTATCAGCTTATAGTTATTAATTTGATCGGCATCTTTACCGAACAAACCTTCTGCTAATAATTTCTTGTAAGATTTAATAAAAGAACTTCTCAAACCAGGATATCGCCTCTGAATTAATTTCTCAATTCTGGCATCTTCAACTACGTTTAAGAAAGTTTTAAAATTCTTAGGATTATTTTCACATTCTGATTGCCATTTATCAGCATCGGTCCATAATGCATGGCCGACTTCATGCCCTACTAAATGATCATATGTAAAATCTTTC